ACTAATGAGTGAATATCAGGAACTTTTAGAGGGTTTAAAGAAGCACCTCATACTGAGTGGTCTAACTTTCAACGCAGAGATAGCCACTGACCCAATAATTACAAGACCAGTACGCGTTGAGATGCTGGTCGCCACAGTAATGGAGTATTTAAATGGCACAGGATACGCAAACACAACCAAGGTTTCATAGAATCAGAAAGGTCTTGCGTTTAAATGACCGTGTGTATTACACGCTTGTGTATAACGCAAAGAACTTTGAGGGAGCCAAGTGTTTTGGTGTACCAACCGAAGTGTTTTACCCAGTCACGGATAAGTTTACTGCCGAGGAGGAGCGGTATATCCGCGACAGAGTATGCGGTGGCTGTCCAGTCCTTGAAGCGTGTGCCGAGTGGGGACTAGCCCATGAACGCTACGGAATATGGGGTGGTATGACCCCCGTAATGAGAGATAGAGTACGCAGAAAACGCAAGTGGGGTTTGACAGACCCGCAGTTGCGCGATACTCAAAGATAGAATAAACTAAGAACAAGAAGCACCTGCACTCCTTTCGTCGGGTATGTACTCCAGTCACATAATGCAGGTGCTTCTCTCTTTTACAAATTAAAGTTTGTGAACATTATGCATCAACATGAATACCTCATTAGCAAGTTCATCAAGTGAGCCATCGTTGTATACAACTCGTTTAAACATGTGATTATCTAATGCGCGTTCGCTTATATGGTCATTGACTGCGCCATGGTTGTGTCTGTTTATACGCCACACTTCACCACCGCGTTCTTCAATCATGCGTGCTTCGTTAGGGAAGCGAACATCAGGGATAATAATGCGCTCATCAGTGTCAATCTTATTAAACAAACGCCACACCCAAACATCTTCATGAATTAACTTACGACCAACTTCGGTACCCATAACTTGTAGCAGTCGGCGCACTTCATCTTTAGCCTTTGCTACTTCCCAACCATACATAGTAACTATCTCGTTTAAACGATGACCGTCATGCAAGATGGGGTTGAGTGCAAGCAACGCTTCTCTTATGCCATCAGCGAACGCCATGCGTTTAAACTGATAGTTCAATACAAGTAACTCAGCAACTGTGTCCTTGCCACTGCGAGCATATCCACTTAATCCAATAATCACTCTTGCTCCTCCTGATTTCTTATCTCTGCTCTTGCTTCGGCATTACTACGAACGCGCCTACGACCACGCCACACTGGTGCTTCGCCACCTAATCTGTCTTGTAGTTTAGTAAGCGCCCGTTTAACACGCTTACGCATGGCTTCCTCAGTGGTGCCATACGATTCAGCCAACGCGCCAAATTCCATACCACCATTGGCATAGCGCATACGCAGCAAGTCCTGGTCTGTCTTGTTTAAACGGTCAAGTCCTGCTGCTACATCTGACAACAGCGCAATGCGATTGCCACCCTCTGATGGTTTAGAACTACGAGAAATATATTCACTGCTCATATCGGGAGTATCAGTCCACCCCTCATGGGTCCACACATCACGCAACAATTCATGAAGCACCTCATGAGTGTAATAAAAACTATCAGCAATAGGTGAACGAGATAGATGCGAGCGCTCTTTGGCAACATACTTCTGCGCTTCATTGTAGAAAGTCTTGCGCAGTTTAAACTTTAAACTTTCTTCTTCGCTCCACTGTTCTATCTTGTGCCAGTGTTCTAGCGCCCACAGTGATAGGTGTTGGTAGACATCATCAGTGGTTACAATGCCACGGTGTATACGATTGGCACGGGTTGCTACTTGTCTAGCCACACCATAAATAGTTTCCCAAACTTTATCTTGGCTATCCATCTTTTGGTTCTGCTTTCTCGTTCTTTAATTTACGCATTGCCATAAGTAAATCGTCAACGGTTATGAGGTAACCCTTGCTTTTATTCGGTGGTATCTCGCAAGTAATCTCACGACCAAACTCTTTAACTGCATACAACACATGCGATGTAGGTACCATGAGTACGCCCTGCTCTAGTACAAACGCCCAGTAATCTGCCTCAGTTACCATCACACCCGATGGCTCCCAAGACTGTGACTTCATATACCAGCACTCTACTTCTACATAGAGATTGTTAGTGACCCACCATTTTCTATCTCGCTTTACTTCTACTTTCTTGCCTTGGGTTAGCAGTTCTTCAACTAACTGTTCACCCTTGCGCCCGTATCCAAAGTCCAAATCAAATGATGAGTTCTTTGCCACCGTTTAAACACCTACTCGTCTGCGTAATCCCTCTGCTCCTTCAGCAAGGAACACATCGTTAACATCGCAGTTGTCAGGCATGAACACGGGGAATACATTGTCCAATTCTCGTGAGATAGTCTTAGCCATCTCTTTACCTGCGTTGTCACCATCACAAAACAACATAATCTTTTCCCAGTCAGCAAGGACACGGGAGTAAAACGGTTTCCAGTTGTTGGCTCCAGGAAGTCCAACAGCAGCGAACCCAACCTGCGTTGCAATGATTGTGTCCAGTTCACCTTCACAAATCACAAGCATGTCAGCATCTCTATCCAATGCTTGAACATTGTAAATGTGTGTGCTTGCGCCTGGTCTTGATAGGTACTTCGGACCACTATCGTTGTTTAAACTACGAAAGCGTATGTCAATCACACCTGATGGAGTCAGATATGGGATAGCCAACTTACCAAGGTAAGGTTCGTGTCCTGCTTCAGGATTCGCCACGAAGCCGAGGCGGAATATACGCGCCGTTTCCTCTGCTATACCGCGACTCGTCAGATACGGTAGCGCTTCGCTTAGGCTTCCTGCGTAGTTCTCCGTTGCTTTCGCCAGTAATTCCCTCTGCGATTTGGACAGCCTTGCCATAGTTCACGCCCTCTTTCTTCATGATGATTGAATAAACATCGCCAGCCATGTCACAAGCGAAACATCTAAACCCACCAATATCAATGTTTAAACGAGCAGATTTTACATGGTCATTGTGGAAGGCGCAACGCACTGATTGCCACCCGCCACGGTTAGTTGCAACTACAAATCCATAGTGTTCAAGTACTTTAACAATGTCATGCTTAGAGGTTTGCGAGGACATCACTGAGTTTCTGAACGACATACGCTTCACCAACTCCCTTGTTGCTTGCCTTGATAATCACCAGTGGCGTAGGTGCAATGGCTAATCGTTTAGCAACTCGGTAATTCTCTGCCTCAATCTCTGCCTCTCGTATCCAACCACTCAAGTCAATGCGACCATCACGGCGTGGAGCCTTGGCTTCTACAACATAGGCACCGTTAACTCCTGGAACAAACACATCGCCAACATCATTGCGACCTGCACGAGGCAAACGCTGTGCGTTTAAACCTTGCTCCATAAACCAGTCAGTTAAATCTATTTCCCACGCTGCGCCTCTACGCTTGTTGCTCTTTTGTAGACTCACGCTCTCTCCTTTCGGCTGCTTCAACTGCTGCCCAGTACAAGTTGTAGTAGGCATCATCAAATGAAAATCGTTTCATGTGCTTGGCAATCACACCAGTGTGGGCATGTACGGGTATACCCGCAGCCTTTACCTTGCGGAAGAAGGCAATGTCCTCGCCAATAAACTTCTCGCCACGCTCGTTGTTCTCACCAAACCAAAAGTCGTCAGGGAACTTCTCGTTTAAAGCCTTGAGTACGCTCTTGTGCATCATCACTAGACCCATGCCAGCGTTGTCAACCTTTACTATTTGGTTCTTAGGTAAAGGATGCAGGTACTGAACTTCATAATGATTGCCAGTTTCATTAAAGATACATGGCATAGGTTGCATCAAAGAACTTTCCATACCCTTGGATATGAAGTAAACACCACTGACTACAGGGCGTGTTACTTTGTCAGCCGTATCCCATAGAGTCTTGAGCATCTCTTTGGTTAATACAATGTCAGAGTCAACCCACAACGCCCAGTCAGTGTTGACCTTCTGCCACATCTCTATGGCTGCTTGGCGTTGGCGTGCTATCTGATTGCCTTGTACACGCACTGCGTTGTTAATCGGTACTCCAACAGTGGGTCCATGGATAATCGTGTAGACCAAACCTTCAGTAAACTTTCCATCTGTCATGCCATTGTCACACCAAATGATGGACAGAGTTTCTTTATTGCTATGAGCCATGTTTAAACCTCGCATCTGATTTGTCTATGATTGTCATTGCATGTTCGGCTAAGTCTTTATAGGACTCTGCCATGATTACTAATCGTTCTGCGATTTCTTTTGTACAGTCGGGTCCGTGGTCCTCTCGGAGATGTCCAGCAAGTTGCGCCACATAGTCAGCAAACTGGAGTGACTCAAACCATGCTGCAGATGGGCTGAAGATTTTGCTTGTCGCTTCATCAACCAATTCCACAAAGTTAGGAAGTTCATCTAGCAAACTATCCTTCAGTGCTTGGGGTATGTCCGACTTCGCTATCGCCTCCGCCACCATCTGAGGGGTGATTGAGAGTTCCTCCATTGAGAAGGGTTGTGTGTTCCTCTTGAGTAAGTTCCTTAAATCTGCCCGTTTCTTTTTCCTGCCAAACATAGGTTCTCCATCCAACTGTCCAAGTAAAGTTCTTAGGTAAAAACATTAACTGCGCTTTCATATCTGTAACCAGTGCTTTGGTAGGAACTACAACATCTTCACTGTCGTAAGTGCCAACAAGTTCACCCATGTTTTCAGCAATCTTTAATTCCCATTTAGAACTCATCATAGAATTCCTCTCTTTCGTACTCATCAAAATCAATAACAACATCAATGACAGCCATAGCAACAATGATTACTACTGCTATAAGTATTACAAGCGAGGCAAACATCGCAAGAATAAATTTCATGGTGCCACCAAATCCTTAATCTGCATACTTGCAGGGTCGTAGGCAAGCCACACTGGTGTAGCGCCGTTGGCATCGGCGGGTCCATATCTATTCTTAACCGCACATACACCCATTGATGCAAGTTGTCCGTGTACGGTTAGTATCAGAGAAGGAGTCTGCGCAATTTTGCCATGCAACGCAGAGCGTGGCGGGCAAGGATTGCCATTAACACCTTCACTTGTATGGTGGCAAACAACAACAGCAGCGCCAGTATCTCTAGCCCACCATTTAAGTTCACGCATGAGGGTGCGCAATCCGCCCCACTCATCTTGCCCATCAATGGTTACATCTACTGCGTTGTCAAGTACGATGAGTTCAACATCTCTACCTAAACGCTCGCGGGCTGCAAGTACTGCATCCTCTACATCTTTAAGTGATGGTGCTGAATCAAACTCCCACATGATGTGGTCAGCAGGCTTGAGCATCTGTGCTGCCCACTCTCTGTCTGCTTCCATCATTGGTTCTACTTCGGCTTGTGTTCTGCCAGTTAACATCGCAAGCAAACGCAAACTCATAGTGTGTGAGTGTGTATCTGCTGAGATGTATAGCGTTGGTACTTGCACATGCACTGCAAGTGATAGAGCAAGTGTGGATTTACCAGCCCCTGGAGGACCAGCAATCATGCTTACCTCGCCCCGTCTAAACGCTATTTGCTGCTCAAGCAGAGAGCGCCACACTGTTGGCAGTGTCGCACCCCCTGCTGATGCAGTACGGATAGCGCGGGATAGGAGGCGCATAAACTATAGAGTTACCTTGTTAGGGCAAGACTGACCCTGTGGTTTAGGGCATGCATAGAACGCCTTGTATGGGCGACCAGTTGACTTAGCAATACCTGCTGGTACGAAGCGCATTGGTCCACCACCGCATGCACAATCAGGTGCGCCTGCTGGTGCTGTTTGTACTGGTCGTGGTGCCACAGTTGTACCTTGTACTGGTACTGAGTTAGGGAAGGCATCCTTAACAACTGCCATACCTTCAACAGTTTTCTCAAGGTCAACAAGAGCAGCAAGTCTTTGGCTTACTGCATCAAGTAGTAGGTCAAGTTCGGCACCATCTTGGGCGCGAAGGTTAATCAACATGCCATCTTTCTTGGTCTTAAAGTTGATTTGAATTGCTGAGTTTTCACTCATCGTCATCTCCTAGTTCGGGGTATTTGTGTGATTCGGAACCATTAACTGCATAGCATGCGTGATTGACAGAACATGTACCGCACATAAATCCTGGCTGTGGGATAAAGATGTTGTTGTCTACCGCAGTCTTAAAGCCCTTAACCTGTGAGGCTAAGCGCCGTTCAGTGTAGTGTGTTAGGTCTACTGGTTCAGTTAGTTCACCAGTACGAGCCATGAAGTAGGCACCCTTGACAGGGCGAATACCCATAGCCTTCTCGCACATAATCGCGTATGTGCCTAGTTGGGTATAGGTAACTGGTGGTTTGCTTGAAGTCTTGATGTCAACGACCACAAGTTCCCCATCGGGAGAAACCATAAGTCGGTCAAGAAAGCCCTTCATGAGGACTCCACCAATTTCTACATTGAGTTCAGTTTCAATGGCTGCCTCGCCACCTGACAGTAGGTACGGTTGGTATCCACTATCCTTGCGAAACTGTATCCAAAAATCTAACATCTTGGGTCCATTGTCCACCCACCATGAAGCATCCTCTTTGTTGGGATACTGCTTGGTAGCCCTGCCACCAGCACGGAACGGCATGCCGTTGTCAGCAAGACGGTAGTTATCCTCCCATTTATCTAGGAAGATTTGTCGTAAATCAAAGTCACCTATCTCCTGCAGTTGTGGGCTGAGGTTGTCGTACCACTCAGTACACTCATGTAAGGATTTACCCCCTACTAGCCAGTAGGATGGGTTCTCAGGCACTTTCTGTATGCGGGTAAGGTAGAACGACCAGCCACAGTTAAGCCATGTAGACATGGCGCTGTGGGAGATGTAACCTTTCCCAGTCTTTTCTTCAAGTGTCATACTTCTCCTTTGCAATAGAGGAGTTTACATGCACCTCGCTCCTCTATCCTGCGACACGCCGAGAAAACTACATCAGTGTAATTAAAAAATCAGTATACTCCTGTTCGTGCAGAACGGGTTAAGTGTATGTGTCTGCTGAAGCGTAAGCGGAAGCAGAGCATAGTTAAGCATAGTTATCGTGGTATTCCTACTCATGCATGTCCTTGCGGTTCTCAAGTAATTAAAGTCGCGTGCATATTTGAAGATGGCGAGATTGCTTTGTGGTTTACCGAAGCAGAGTGCGCATTATGTGGCGCTGAATTGACAGCCCCAACCCCACTTGATAAAGTCTAAGCGCTACAGTATTTGGGGAAGTGCTGTAGTGCAGTAAAACTACATATCGGATAAATGCAAAAAAAGCCCCCGCTCACCAAGATTTCTCTTGATGGCGGGGGTTCTTTTGTTTAAACTATATTAAGTTATTTTGTTCTGCCGAACTCTCCTGCGGAGGGGTCCAACCATTTCAATACAGGACCGAGGAAGCCTGCGAGAGCAGCCATCCCAAGTGTTTTGAAATCGGTTTCACCAGCGAGGTAGAGTGCGATTGCAGCAGATGCTGCAGCACGGAACCAGGTCAGCGAGATTTGCTTTAGTGTTTCCATTATTTACCTTTCTTGCCATGTACTTTGCAGCAGGTACATACGGGTGCCAATATGACACCTTTTGCCACCTTCTTCTTGGGCGTTCCGCCAATGGCTTCAGCCACTATCTGCTTAGTTAGGCTTGGTTGATTTTTCCACCAGAACCAAGGGCTGGTATCACCAGCGAACTCTGGCTTGATGGAAACATGGAGGTGTTTCGTATGCGGATTTTTACCTGCATACTTTCGGTCACCTTGCTTTGCATATTTGCGGGACCAAATCTTTCCATTGAATATGAGATAGTCAACTCGGTCATCTTCTTTGAGGCGTTGAAATATGTCTGCACAGTCAATGCCATTCTTTGGGTCATGGGTTAAGTCTACCGCAAGACCTGTGTTGTGGTCTGAGTTAGGGCTTTGTTTTAAATGTGCAATGGAAGGGAGTAAACCGTCTGATGCTTTCTTCCGTAGTGGGGCAAGGGCAGTCGCCTGGCGTAGCATGGCAATGGCAGCAGGGCTGGCAGACTTGGCAACCTTGGGTTTCATCTTTCACTTCCTCAATACTTCTTTGACTAAATCAGTTAACAGGTCAACTTTTTCTTCAAGGCTATTTACCTTGTCTTTCAGACTTGACCCACCGTTGGGTTTGAGTTCCGACAGATAATGTTTAGTTAGATGCTTAACACCCATGGCTAGTGCGCCAACAAGGGTGGTTACGGACACGGCTAAAGCAGCCCAATCAGCAGGAGTCATGTTTCTATCCTTAAATGTTTAAACGACAGTACGAGCGATAATCTGGAGAATTCCACCGTAGCCTGAGAAGTTACCGCTAGGTGGTGTGGTGCGGGTGAAAGACACCTGCTCAATCACTGCTTCAATAGGTTCTCCGTCAGCAGTGAAATCTTGGATGATGATAGTTTCGCCTTGGGCTTCCATAGCCTCTAGCGCTTGGAGTCTACCGAGTGCGTAGCCCTGGAATCCCATGATGTTCTTATTGCGGTCACGCTCCGAATCAAAACAAAAGACAGGGATTTGAATAACACGAGCGCGGGTAGGAGTAGGCAGAGCCTTAACAGAGTAACCATAAATAACAGCGCCAGTCGTGGCAGTTGTATCGTTACGATTGAGGCGGAATTTAAACTGCGCTTCAACATCAACATCTTCAAAAACCGATGAGAGGTCGTAGTCATAATCAGTTGTACTCCCTTGCGTTACAGTGCGGAAGGCTGTGTCTGCTCCGTTTTCAGTACGGAAGATGTCAATGTCACCTTGCAGAGTTCCCTCGGTGCGTAGTTTCAAACGCTTCCATGCCTTGTTCTCAAGGGTTTCGTAACGGATAATACCTGTGGTTATTTCACCTGACTCAACAAGTTCAGTTGCATGCTCAATAAACAAACCATCACCGTTTACACAGAAAGCAACTCTGCCATCGCCAAGATTTGCAACGCCTTCTACCTTACCTGTTGCACCATCTGCATAAACATCTGTGGAGTATGCATAGGCACCATTTGTTAATGGCTGTGATAAGTCAACTCTATAGACACCAGAGTAGCCACCAACACCAGAGTCAACACCGGCAATAATGAATCTGCTATATGCGCTCATCTTATAGATGCCAAGATTTGATTCAAATATCAGTGGTCCATAAGACAGGTCGCCAACTTCGTTGGCAATAGCAATTCGCAAGCCTCTACTTGTACCAATAGCAATATAGGTGCCAAGGTATCCAAGTAAGCCAGTAATGTTTTCTCCACTAGGCAGTGTGATTACGCTGGTCATAGTGTTTAAACTGCCATCATTGGCAACAGTAATCTTGTATACATTGCCTTGCTCACCAGAGAATCCACCGATGTAGATAGCAGCGCCAGCCTCGGTTACAGCCCTAAAGGTGTAGCCA